AGATTGCAGGCTGCGCAAGATGTGCAGAAGCGCTTCCCTGGAATCGAGGGCGCGACTGCGCTGACGCCACGAGCGCGGGCGTTCTTCGACGAGCGCGCCCAGCAGATTGCGGCCCGGCTGAGGGCTCAGGCGTTGCGGGTGCCGGAGCCGACGACGGGTCAGCTTGGCTATCGGCAATCTGCAGAGCAGGAGCGGCTTAATGCGGCGGCGGCGGCTGCGCGGAAGCAGGAGGAAGAGCGGCGGAAGAAAATGAAGCCATCGGCTGGAACGATTATCGAATACCTGACGGGTGATCCTTCGTCCAAGTATTACGAACCAAGAGGCCATGGTGGAGCGAATTACCATGAACACCTTGCATTTCAGACAGTGCAGCAGCGCGATCTTGCGATGCGTGCATTGCGTGCCGAGGGAATCCAGATCGGATCCGTTGAAGGGGGGCGCCACGCGCCAGGCAGCTACCATTACAGCCGTCAGGCATTTGACGTTCCTGCAGCGCAGGTTCCCGTAGGGCAAGAGCCGGGTCTATCTGCTCGCGTCAGGCAGATCCTCGCCCGGGCCGGCTTCACCGGGAAGGGCATGGAGGGGCTTACCAGCGGAAAAACGCTGGCGGAATCATCGGCTGAAATCTCAATCAAGGAGCTTGAGAAAGCGCAGCGCCTCGCCGAGCAACGCCAAAAAGACCAACAAGACTACGGCCAAAAGCAACAAGAGGAAGCCGACCAGAATCAGTCCATCTACAACCAGCTTCAGGCGCGGCTGCAGGTCAGCAAGGCCATAACAGAGGAAGAGAAGATCAGGGCTGAGTATGGAATCAAGATCAATGATCTTGAAACACAGCTGAAAGAAGAGATCAGCAACATGGTAGACCCTGCGCAAATCCTCATCCGCGAGGAACTGCGCAGAAACGAGATCTACCAGACCCGTATCGACATGCTGCAGGAGATCGCTGATCTTCAGGTGAAGCAGCAGTCAGAGCAGATCTCTGCGCAATGGCAAGATCAACAAGTCACCCTTGCCGCCACGCTCAGCGACTACTACAGCCAGCAATCTGAGCAGCTGCAGGAGCAGAACCAATACGCCGAATCCCTGGCCCAGACCATCGGCCAGGGGATGCAGCAGGCGTTCAACCTGGCGATCCAGGGCGCCGAGAATCTGGGCGAGAGCCTGCGGCAGCTCGGCGCGACGGTGCTCAAGGACATTGCGCAGCAGCTGATTCAGATCGCGGTGATTGCCCCGGTGGTCAACGCGATCGGCAACATTGGCCGCCCTAGCCCGTTCGCTCCGATCTCCCCCGGCATCAACGCCCTCCCCGGCGGCGACTTCAGCCAGTTCTTTCCTGTGCAAGGAGTTGGATCGTTCGCGGCCGGACTGCCGACTGTCGGATTCACTGGCACACCCCTGCCCGGCACTGGCTTCGCCACCGGCGGCATCATGACCCCCCAGGGCCCGGTGCCCCTGCGCACCTACGCCCGCGGCGGGATCGCCACGGCCCCGCAGGCGGCGATCTACGGGGAGGGCTCCACCCCCGAGGCCTTCATCCCCCTGCCCGACGGCCGCCGGGTGCCGGTGGCCCTGAAGCAATACCCCGGCATCCCGGGCGCCCCTGGCAGCGGCCAGTTCGAGTCCACCGATCAGGTGGTCCAGCGGCTGGTCGAGACCGCTCGCCAGGAGTCCACCGCCCGGGCCGCGGCCGTCGCCGCCAGCTCGCCGGATGGCACGGTGCGGATCAAGGTCGAGACGACCCGGATCAACTCGGTGGACTACGTGACCGCCGAGCAGGCCGAAGCCCTGGCCCAGGCCGCCGCGACCCGCAGCACCGCCCGTCAACAGCGGGCCCTGCAGTCCAGCCCAGGGGCCCGCCGGAGCCTGGGGATCTGATGGACCACGACATCTCCGAGGGCGTCTACGTGCAGCTGCTGACCCGCGACGGGGCCCCGACGGGCTATGCGTTCCAGCAGTTCCACTCCGGCGAGACCCGCACCTATCAGGGCGTGGACTACATGCACGCCGGATTCGCCTACTCCGGCGCGACGGTGGATCTGGGCTTCCCCAACGCTGAGGCCGTGCTGGCGTTCGACGCCGACGTGCTGGGCCTGAACATCTGGAAGCAGGCGGCCGATGATCTGTGGATCGCCAGGATCCGCACCGTCTGGCTGGACCCTGTCACCCTTGACGAAACGGGGATCGAGATGATTGATACCTATGCGATCACCGCCTACGTGCAGGATCTGCAGCAGGTCTCGGTGACCCTCGGCAGCCCGCTGGACGCGATCGGCGGCGACTGGCCCCGCCGGGTGCTGACGCAGGCGATGGTCGGCGCCCTGCCCCCGAGTGCGGATCTGAGGTTCTGATGCTGGGGAAACGTCGCCATCGCATGCTGCTGCCGATCGATCGGCAGATCATGACCGCCCTGGGCCTGAGCGAGGCCCAGTACCGGCAGTTCCAGCTGGAGCAGGAGCGCCTGAGCCGGCTGCGGCCGGTGGAGGGGCCTGTGGCCGTTGATCCGCTGACTGCCTTCCTGATCAACCTCGCCATCTCCGCCGTCCTGTCGGCCGCGGCCTACCTGCTGACGCCCCGCCCGCGCCTGAAGCAGCGCCAGGCCCCGCGTCCTGGCGAGCTGCGGCAGGAGCAGCAGCAAGGCCAGCAGCTGGTCTCCAGGACCGAGTTCGCCCCGAAGCAGGGCATCAGCAGCACCCAGGACACCGTTGAGCTGGGCGCCACGATCCCGGTGGTCTGGGCCCACCGCGAGACCATCAACGGCATCACCTACGGGGGCGTGCGCGTCAACTGCCCGCTGCTGTGGAGCCAGATGGTCAGTCTCGGCGGTTCGCAGATGCTTCGGGCCGTCTACCTGGTCGGCGAAGCCCCGATCACGGGTATCGACCCCCAGCAGTTCGCGTTCGGGGAGAACCTGCTGTCCGCCTATGACCTGGGCGCCGCAGGCGAGAGTAGCGCGAGGGTGACGCTCTATCACCGCCCGGGCGGTGGCAGGATCCGCGCGACCGATCGCATCGCGGGCCGGCTGGCCGCGAACGACCCTGGCAATGCCGAGGCCGCTGGTGCTGGCGACGTGTTCCAGGTGCGGGGGCTCAACAACCAGTACGTGCCGGCGACGTGCTACAGCTACCAGCCCAGCAGCCAGACGGCGTTCGGCGTCTACGCCCCGATCGGCAATGGCCTGGCGTACCGGGTCAATCCGCAGATCCGCCCGATCACGCAGGCGAACCTCAAGACGCCGAAGGATCAGGACCTGGTCAAGCAGGGGATCAGCATCATCGTCTGCAGCCGCGACAATGCCGCGACGGCGCAGCGCGAGAAGTCCGACGCGATCAGCGCCAGCCGCTGCGGCCTGACGGCCCACCGCCGGAGCGGCAGCAGCGTGACCGACAACACCCTGCTGGTCGACGACGAGGTCGACCTGCAGATTGACGCCGGCACCGACGCCGGTGGATTCTTCACCAGCGGCGACTACTCCGAGGGCAAGGGTGACATCGGCTCAGCCGTCGCCGGCCGCCAGCGGGCGTGGGATGACGCCATCGTCGTGGGGGAGCTGTATCGGATCGGGTCGGCGGTGTGCGTCTGCTCAGGCCGCAGCCCATCGGACGACGTGTTCCGCTCGGACGTGGACCAGCAGCCGATCGGCGGCGGGATCAGCGTGACGGCCGCGTTCCGGGTGGTAGAGGCCGGCGCTGCTGACTTCCCCGGCACCAGCGGCGCCAGGTCGGGCACCGCGGCGCCGCATGTGATGCGGATGGCCCGGGCGACCGTTGCGATTCCGCAACCGGCGCAGGTGATCGAGCTGGGCATCCGCTCCACCGTCGGCATCCGGGTGTCGGGCCTGATGAACTTCCGCGACGCCATGCCCTACGCGGAGGTGGACGGCAGGGCCTGCGACTACTACAACCTCAGCTACCTGCTGGCCCAGCAGATCCTGCGGGTGACGCAGTATCAGTCGGGCACGATCACCCAGATCGAGACCCGCTACTCATTCTGGCGGCTGCGCTACCGAATCGCCGGCAGCACCAGCGGCTGGTCCAGCCTGCCGCAGCTGTTCGGCGTCAGCGGCAGCACGCAGCAGGCCCAGTTCAACTTCCTGCGGATCGAGTTCCCGACCCGCCAGCGGTGGGAGATGCGACTGGATCCGGTGAGCGGCTGGGAGGTGCGCAGCGGCACCGCCAGCGGCGACCTGATCGTGATCGATGCGCGGCTGTCGACGCTGCAGACCGTCGGCGATGGGTCGGTGGTCGTTCGCGTCGCCGGGGATTACGTGCAGCGCCAGGCGTCCACGTTCCAGATGCCCTGCACCATCAACACCCGCGGCGGGATCGGGATGCCCAACGTTGACGGCGGCAACTACGTGGACGAATGGGCCCGCCTGGCGGAG